ACGTAATGTTATTGGAAGTACAGGAAGTACCACGAGTTACGTATACAGAGGAAACGGTATTAGAGATCCGAATTTCACTGGGACTGGTGGAACTTGCAGTGGTGCTGCTCAGTGGTTCAGTTTTTACTCTGATGTTGTGGTGTTGGGATCCAAAATTTCTATAAAAATTGTTAATGGGGCTCCACAAATGGGACAAGTTTGTGTGTACCCTAACAGAACCTCCGTTTCAATCGGGTCAGGTGCGACCGATTTAAGAGAGATTCCGTACGGTAAGACGAGGAGTATGCAATTATACTCTACGGGTGCTCAGAATAAGCCGGAATCTGTAAAAAATTACTTCAGTACATCAAAGATGTTCTGTGTATCAAAAGGTGAGATAAGGGATAATCCTACGTTCTGGCATCAAGTTGGAACAGATCCTAGTAATCAGTGGTTTTGGATAATGGACTTGGAGTGGCCTGTGTCAGTGACAACAAGTTATGTTGCAGATACGTACATTACGTACTATTGCATGTTCAAAAGACGAGTCAGTGTTCAAGTCTAAAATGGATTTATTCTATTTTTTTCAATAAAATCGTTCCAAGTATCGTATGTGTCGAATTTGTCGTGATCAATGAAATGAAGAAACTTAGTAACTCTTCTCGATAGGGCTTCGAAGTCGCATTTTTCGTTCTTATACCATTGGTGAGGTGGCATATTGGACGTAATATAGATACGTTTCGGGGCGAAGTTAATGAATCCACCTTTCATCTCAACTTGCATCGAATATCGATCGCAAAGTCTTAACATGGTATCGTATTTAATCCATCCATAGAAGTCATCAATAATAACGTCGGATTCTCCGTCGTACATATCCCACCAATCTCCGCGTTGCTTTCGATAAGCTGTAGAGGACTGTTCGGAACAATACTTCGTCTTTCCGAGTCCTGTTTTACCCCAGATGACGTAGACTTCAGTCTTAAATGAACGAGGAGTTGCAATTACGTGGCGGACGTGAGCTACTGCTTTGTAGTATCTCATATATGTTGCCGGCATTTCGTCGAGGATTACTTTATTATCCTTGCCCTCTTTCACGCACTCGTATAATCTTACGAGATCGTTGCGTTTGCCTTGCTTCTTGCCGTCCCACTCGCCGTACTCCACAGGGTCGCTAATTCTGCTTTCAGCCTTCATGCAGTAATCGCGTGCTTGTTCGCGAGTTCCTTTTCGTACCTCCCAATGTGCACTAGCTAATATTTTCTTCACGGCAGTTATGCGTTGAACTTTGGAAAACTCAACGTAACCTTGAAAATGTTCGGTTCCCTCTTCACCGCTTTCGCGTTGATAAACAGCGTACGTAATGTTTGGATAATCAGAAAATGACGGATTTCCTATAGGATTGTTCCAAGTGAAACACCAGTTTCTTGCAGACATGTTTTGACTTGTAACAGATGTTTGTAACAGAAGTTGCGGGTAATACTAGACCGCAACTTCTTAATACACTGTTTTTCACCAATATTATTTTGGTTTTCGTGTAGCATCTGTTTACGAATGTTCGTACTAAGTTTGGTGTTTTTAGTAAAATTAAGAAGTTGCGGTCTAGTATTGTATACGACCGAACCCTTAATAAACCCTGCCCCCCCAAAAAAAGACCCAAACCCTAAACCCTGCGGGGGCTAAACCTAACCCCTAACCCCCTAAACTAACCTAAATGGGGGGAAAATTTTGTTGTGTTATATCAGATGTTCCGTCGAAGGAGAAACGCTGCGTCTAGACGATTCGCTAGAAGGCAAAATGGATACCGTAAAAGACGTACAGGTAGGAAGTTTGTGGCCAGAAGCGGTGGTAGACGATCCTATGGAAGAATGATGACTAGGAATCCAATTACTTCGGATACGTTTTTCGTCAAATTACGTTATAATGACATACGTAATGTTATTGGAAGTACAGGAAGTACCACGAGTTACGTATACAGAGGAAACGGTATTAGAGATCCGAATTTCACTGGGACTGGTGGAACTTGCAG